ACTTACCTGTAAACATACCTTATAAAAGTTTAACTCAACCAGTTAAAAAGCAGGTAGATTGTTTAGCAGAAAACATTTATTTTGAAGCACGGAATGAATCAGAACAAGGTAAACTTGCCGTTGCAATGGTTACATTGAACCGTGTCGCTTCAGGTAATTATGCTGGTGATATTTGTGGTGTTGTTTATCAGAAAACAAAAAGTGTTGATAATAAAACTATTTGCCAATTCTCTTGGACGTGTCAGGTAAAAGAAATGTCAAATAGGTTGACAATCAAAGATACTTCATTGTATAATGATATTCGTGAGTTATCAGTAAGAGTTTATATGAACTATAGCAAGCTGGATGATGTGACAAATGGCGCAACATACTATCATGCTGATTATGTAAATCCTGGCTGGAACTTACCTAAGACAACAAAAATTGGTACACATATTTTTTATAAGAAACAAAGAGACTTGAATAACTTGAATAAGGAAATTTAATCATGGAACAAAAAGATAAATCGTCAACACACATTATGTTTGCTGTTACTATTACGTTTATGACATTAATCATTGGTAGTGTTCTTTACAATATGAATGACAGAATTCTAATGTCAAAAAATATTGAGCAGGCAATCGCAAAGGGTGTTGACCCACTCTCAGTTAGGTGTTCTTATCAAACAACATCCGACTCAATTTGTGTTGCATATTCATTGAAAAAATAAGGAGATATTATGTCAGTTCAACAATTAAGTATCAATCAAATTACTAATCCTGCGGACAAACAAAAACTTTTGGGTGTTCTAAAAGAATGTTCTGCTTCGCGCACACGCATGGAAGCCGAGCGTGACCTCGTTAAAGAGGCAGTTGATAGTATCAGTAAAGAACTCCAACTACCAAAGAAAATCGTTAATCGTATGGTAAAGGTTTATCATAAGCAAAATTTTGACGAGGAAGTTGCTGTTCAAGACCAATTCCAAACTCTTTATGAAACCATCGTGAAGTGATGGCAACGAAAGATGAAATGAAAATCTTTGCCAGAGAGATTGATAGTATTGTCGCAGAAACGGATTACAATTACATTGAAGCGATTATTGAATACTGCAATCGAACTGGCATGGAGATTGAGGTCGCATCATCATTGATTAATAATAATCTTAAATCCAAAATAAAAATGGATGCACAAGATTTAAATCTATTACCTAAGACAGCAAGATTGCCAATTTGACTATGACTGGTTATGAAGCATTTTGTATTTACAATGCTTTGAAAATGCACTTCACATCAGACTCTTATGATTACTTCAAATATAACGGTAAGACAAGAGTAAGTATTGATGCATTTGAAAATCGTAAAGACAAGTATTATTTTTATAAACTATCACGTAGAAACACAAAAGAGGATTACATAGAATTTTTGGTGTCAAACTTTATTCATGATGAAAATGTTTGGGTAGGAACACTTCTCACAGAGGAAGCACTTACAATCCATCGTGAGAGAATGAAGATTATTCAATCATTGTCATATACGATAAACGATGATTTATCAAAAATGCTTGAGCAAACTGCTAATCCTAATGAGTTATTGGTCGTCAATGATACTTATCCTAAACTATTGAAGATGGTTTTGTATAAGGAAATAAAACTGGAAACGGTTTGTATTTTGAATTCGCTAATGAATTTTTTTCCTATGTGGAACAAAAACATAAGAGACACGATTCGTTGGCCACAGATTTATAAAAAGTGTTTGAAATATACACCGTTTATTCATTTTGATAAACAAAAATTTAAAACTATATTATTGGAAAAAATTAAATGATAATTAAAATGTTAGAAAGAAAAATGTCAATTAATAAAATTTTTCTTGACATGGATGGCGTTCTATGTGACTTTGAGAAAAGATATGTCGAACTGTACCATGAGCATCCATCAAAAACCCGTGAGAAAAAACTGTTCTCAGAATACTGGCACGATTTCATTAAGACAAAACAGTTTGAAACACTTGATTATTTTTCAGGTGCAATTGAATTAATGAACTATGTTAATTCACTGGGCATACCTATTGAGATTCTATCTTCAAGCGGTGGACATTTATTTCATAGTGAAGTTGAGCAACAAAAGAAAAACTGGTTAATTAACCACGACATTCATTATAAGGTAAACATCGTTACAGGTAGGAGAGAAAAGGCGAAGTTCGCAACACCTAATTCTGTGTTGATTGATGATACGCCAAATGTAATTGAGTTTTTTACCGAAGCAAAAGGAATTGGTATACTTCACAAAAGTTACGGTGAAACTAAAAATATTCTAAATTTATACTTGACAATGTGCTAAATACAGTATATATTATGAATACGGTGGATAAGACGTTAAATTAAACATACATTTTTTATACGAGGTAAACATATGAGTTCATTTGCAAATCTAAAACGCAATAGCGGTAGTCTTGATAAACTAACAAAGGCTATCGAAGCAGTAAACCAATCTTCTGAAAATTCCCGCGACGATACTCGTTTCTGGCAACCAACTGTTGATAAAGCGGGTAACGGTATGGCAACAATTCGTTTCCTACCAGCACCTTCTGTTGACGGTGATGATGCACTTCCTTGGGTTCGTGTTTTCAATCACGGTTTTCAAGGACCCGGTGGTTGGTTCATTGATAACTGTTTGACAACAATCAATGATAAGTGTCCTGTCTGTGAACACAATTCTGTTCTGTGGAACTCAGGCATTGAAGCAAATAAAGAAATCGTTCGTAAGCAAAAGCGTAAACTTTCTTATTTCGCAAACATTCTTGTTGTTTCTGACCCAAGTAATCCTGATAATGATGGACAGATTAAACTGTTCAAATTCGGTAAGAAAATCTTCGACAAGATTACCGAAGCAATGAATCCTGAGTTCGCTGATGAAACACCTTTGAATCCTTTTGATATGTGGGCAGGTGCAAACTTCAAATTGAAGATTCGTAATGTTGAAGGTTATCGTAATTATGATAAATCAGAGTTCGCAGCACCTTCTGCAATTTACGAAGATGATGCAAAACTTGAAGAACTGTGGAAGAAAGAATACTCATTGCTTGAGTTGACAGACAAAAAGAACTTCAAACCTTTCGACCAACTGAAAGCACGTTTGGATAAAGTTCTAGGCTTGTCTGGTTCTGTTGCTATCAAATCAAGCGCAGCATCAACAACAATTGATAGCGATGATGATGTTGTAGAGCAGGTTGATTATAAGAAATCATCTGATAATGCTGGCTCTGATGCTGATATGGATTACTTCCGAAAACTTGCATCACAGGAATAAATTCATGTTCTAAGAAAATCCCCACTTCGGTGGGGATTTTTTTTATTTACGAACTTAGTGGTGTTGCAACATCTGAGTGATAACCCAGTAACAATTCATATAATTCTTTATCATATGGACTTGCTATAGATGCACTCTGTTGTTGTTTTGATGATGCTGATGCTACAGCTAAAGATTGAATTGAATTATTAGTTTCACCAATAGCCTTAAATACACCAGCAAGCATTGTGCTAACTTCACCAAACACAGAATCTTCCTTATCGGTTGCAGTTTGTGGTTTTAATTCTCTTGCTGATGCTGTTAATGTTGGTGTAGATGGAATTTGTCCAGATTGTGACGCCTTTCCTAATGCTAGATATTCGGAACCTTTTGTGCCGTATGCATCTTGACCTTCTTTTCCTTCGTTAATTAATTTTTGTGCGCCGCCTGGTCCAAGAAGATGTGATGTTGCTAAAGCACCAGCTATTTCTTCACTTGAAGATTTATCGTTTATCACTTTTAAATTTTTCAATGCAGTCATATTCTTTTTAGTATAATCCGCCATTACTTTTTCCTGTAAATCAGGATTATTTAAAAATGCTTGTAAACCTCCTGAGATAGTCCAATTATTAGGATTAGACATTGCTTCTTTACTTTGTTCTGTTCTAGGTTTTATTAGACCTGCGTCCTGTAATGCTTTAGAACCCATTTGATATTTACCCACATAACCTAAATTATTAACAGCTTGATAGTTTCCAGAACTCTCTCTTTGTCCTATTGTTGCCGCATAAGAATCATAATTAAATCCTTCTAGTTTTGTTGGTGATGTTGGTGATGCAGATTGTCCTTGAACAGGTTCAGGTGTTTTAGCTAAATTTTGATTTTTTTCTATACGGTCTCTGTGACTTTGTATTTGCTCCTGTTTTCTCTCAATATAACGTTCATCAGATTTAGTTAGCTTTGGTTTTGATTGTCTCGCTCTTATTTCTTCTTCTAATTTAGCTATTTCGGCTTCATCAGTTCCAGCATTCAATCTGTTTTGTGCTAATTTACTACTCATTTTAGCAAATCTTGGGTCAGTCAGTGCAGGCGCAACTTCTTCGCCAAATTTTTCAATATCTTGTTTTCTGTAATCTTTATTCCAATCTTCAGGTGTAGCATCTCTTACTGTGTTTATTGCTGTATTTAATGCTGAACCAACAGACCATCCAGCAACACCCGCAGCAGCTACACCAAACACAGCAGGAAATCTTGACATGAAACTAACAAGACCACCCAAACCACCCAATATACCACCAAGTGGTGCATTTAGCGCCAGAAATGCCGCCCCAGCGGCAGCAACACCTACAGCTAAATTTTTCCAAACATCTTCACCAAAAATACTTTTTGCTACACTATCTACGGTATCTGTAAAACTTTTTCTGAAATCTTCATCGGTTACTAATTCTCTGATAAGACTTCCTATGCCAGCTATAACTGCTGTTATTAATCCACCCTTAACTAACATACCAACTAAACTACCAAACATGTTAAACAATGGCATTTTTAAGAATTCTAAAATTCCTGAAAACAAACCACCATTTTGTGTTTGTGTTGGTGCTGCTGTTGTTGGTGTAACAAGACCCGATGATTTTTTGAACTGTGATTCATACGCAGACTCGCGGTCACCTGCACGTTTAAAGAACATATCTGCTTTTGTTGATGGTGTTCCACCAGAGATTTTAACCATCTTCTGCATATTCATTCGCATAAGATTCATATCACGCGCCATAGCAGGAAGAACGATGGTATTTTTTGCGGTTAGTTTAGTATTAGTATCAATTCTTGATATCTTTTCACTAACGACCCTGTCGGTTATTGTAGAACCAGAGCCAACAGTTCTGACACCAGGTTGTCCTGAACTGTATCGATATGCTTTACCGAACATCCGCTGTGATATGGCACCACTGATTCCTGATTGTGGTAACAAATATTGACGAAGGTCTACTGCCTCTTTTATTCGCGCACCACCAGCGGAAGCAAAAGCACCTAATAGACCTTTGTTTTTTGCAAGTTCTTGACGATATATTTGTGCTAATCTGGAATCTTTGGTTGCCATTTTTATTTTCTACTCTTATTTAAAAGTTTCTGTTGTTCTATTCTCTGTTTTTCTTCCTCAAGGTGTTGCACAAGCATTGTGATGTAAATATCTCTTTCCCAAGGTATCATATTTTCAAGTTCTGTAAGACTGTATTTGTGGTGATGCATTAATGCAAAATTAGTCTTAAAGTAATTACCTAGGTTATCATGACAAAAATTTATCCGAAAAAATCTTGTATACCTTCTAGTGTGATATTTTCTGCATATCCACATTTTTTACATTTGTAATCCAAATCTTTTTTAATCTTTGGCATTGTATCGAAAAACACACGAAGTTTCTCTAAATCTTTTTGCTGAATATTATCAATGAAATCCTCAATCTCTTTTCGACTAATATCCTTTGCATAATACATTGCATTTTCGTCATAGATGTAATCAATCGAACCGTAAATGGTTTCCATGATTGCATCGCCTTCCTGTTTTCCTGCCATATCCTTTAACATTTCAAATGTAGGATATTTCATACAAATACCAACTTTTTCATTTAGTTGGATTTTATTGCTATGCTCAGGATAAAAAGTTGGCTTAATCTCTAAAACATTCACTGTAATTTCATTGATAGCACCACATTGTTTTTCTTCAATGACATTGTTACATTTATATTTTAGATTGATAACTTCTGATACAGACCTTGCACGAAGGTTCATGAACAGAAATTCTAAATCGAACACAGGTAATGCATCTATGTCTATTTGGTCGACCACACAATTCTTTAATACCTGACGAATGATTTTTACAGTATCATGTGCATCAGTGTTTTCGGTGTTCATCAAAAACAATTTTTGTTCTTTAACTAAGAACGGTCTAAATGTTACCTTTTGTTTATTTGAAGGTAATTCAACACTGTATAACGGCACATCAATTTTTGGTAAAGTCATAATTTCTCCATTCAATTAAAATATTCTATTAAGCGTATCTCCAATTGCATTAGTTTGCCCAGTCAAGATGGTTCTCACTGGAACACCTGCAATTGCGCTGCCAAACAATGATGCAGCAGCAGCAGTCAAATCGTAATTTCCATCATAAATTGTTTTGTATTTCTGATATGAGAACTGCACAGAAAGTCTATGGAAGTTTTCATCGCCCCAGTTCAATGGTTGTGCTGCTATTCCAATAGGAAACGCATCTTGCAGTTCAACAGCATATATCTGTTTTATGAAATCATCATATTGAATTATTTTTATGTTTGTTATATATCTACTGTCTTTACCTTTTGGGAATCTTGGATTATTTGTATCCGAAGGAATTATCGCCTCTAACCAACGGTCAAACAATTTTCTCTCATAGAATTCATTTGTGCATATAAAATTCAATGTTGTTTCTGTATAACTTGCAAGATATGGTACTTTGAATGATGGACCATAAATCGACACATCTGCTGTCTGTAATGTTTTACCTGGTAACTCTGCGCTTTCACATTGCAATCCAAGATATCTTGAAATCGAAGAATTCGTATATTGTGTCTTGTCTGTACCAGCGGTTATATCAGAAAACAATGTGTTTGGTAGATTATACAATTTCTCTAACACACCGCTTTCAACAAATTGACCTATGTATTTTGGTATAGGTAAAATAACCTGAAATCGTGATGGTCTTGCTAAACCATCTTTTGATTTTATGTTTGATAAAAATAAACTAGGTAGAAAAGACATTAATATTTTTTCCTTGAATCGGCCCAAACTTTGTTTTTTGTTGCTTTCTCAAATCTTTCAACAGGTAGAAGTGCAGCAATATCCCACTCGTTTGCAGCAATCTCAATAAATCTTGATTGTATATGACTTGATAGGTATCGTTTTATGCATGGTGACATTTCATAAACTTTTGATACACTTCTCAATAAATCATATGACAATCTTAATTTTGTTGTTTCATCATACTTACTGTTAGTTCTAAAATCACTCAATTTGTCCAAAAGGATAATTCGCTGCTTTGGATGAATGTAATGCAAGTTCAATCCTAGAAAACCGTCTGAGTATCGTTCTATTGGTAAGACCAAAGGGAACCTATCGTAATATGGCAGCGAATCCTTAGTTTTCGGGTCATAGTAAAAAAAGAACATACCACCCACAAATTGAGTTGTTGACAATCTTTTTTTGTCGCGCAACAGTGTAGCAGGAGTTGGTTGTAGAGTTCCTATTTTAGAACGCAACCAATCTCTTGCCCGTCTGGTTCCTGTTGTATAACCAGATTTCAGTAATTCTTCATTTATTCTATCTATTAGATAAGCCATAGTCTATTTATTCACTTTATTCCTAGATTTTTCTCTGTCAAAACTAAAAATTTCCAACCATGCTCATTGCAGAATCTATCTGCTGCTTCCCATTTCGATTGGTTTACAACATAGGTTGCAGCTTCCTGTATGTATTTTTTTGTCTTTCTTTTCTGCTGTGGTTTTTTTGTCTGTATCTCCGGCTTTATTTCAATAACATAAGTTGTTATAGAACCGTCTTTTTTTCTTATGTTTGCAATAAAATCAGGAAAATACCTGTGTTTTCTGTTATCAATAGGTGAAATATATGGTATCACAAGTTCTTCGGATGACCACCATATGACGTTTTCCTGAACGTCAAAGCGTTTCATGCATCGAAGTTCCCATGATGACCGATAGATGATATTGTTTGCGTCACCCCTATATTTTTGTGGATTTCTAGGGGTAAATCTGCCTTTATAGGTATTGCTGCCAAATGTCATATAAATATTAAAAATAGTTTGTTTACATAAATATGTATTCTTCCTAGGAACCCAATGGCACTCTTTTCTATCACTGATATCAAATTTAAAACTGATAACAGAAAAAATACAAATCCACTAGCAAAATCTGACAATTTCAATGTCGACCTATTACGCTATCCAGAAGATTTAGGTTCTTTGGATAAAGGTCATTACATGATTTTTCATATCAATATGAGTCAGCTTACAAACGAAACCTATAAGTGTAGAACTGTAGGACCACAAAAAAAGATAACGACTATAGGTGACGTAGGTAATAGTGTAGCAAGTGGTTTAAAAGATACAGCAAAAAAAATAGACCAAACTTATGCAGGAGATATTGGTAAAACGATATCCAATCTTACTAAAGGTGTCGTTGACCGAGCATTAAAATCATTACCACCTCAGGCTACAGGAGCAATAAATTATGTGGGGGATGTTGCAACAGCAGCAGGTAAATCCTTTATGGATATTCAAGCAGATAATTTGACTGGATTTAATATAGCAAGAAAAGTCAATACTATAACTGACACTATTGCTTTATACATGCCAAATACACTGAATTTTGGACACACACAAAATTATCAAGAGATATCAAGAAATGATTTATTAACATCTGGTGCTGCTATCTATGAATCGTTAAAAGATGTTATTGGAGACCCAAGTAAAGTAGGTGCAAACTTATCTCCCTTTCTGTCACAATTATTGAAACCGGGTGGTGAATTAATAAAAAGTCCTGGCACAGTGGCAGCAATTTTCGCTGGTAAATTTGGTATAGTTAATCCACGTTTAGAATTGTTATATCAAAGTCCTCAGAGAAGAAGTTTCAGATTCGACTTCATGTTTTATCCAAGAAGTGAACAGGAAGCACTTGAAGTTCAGCGAATCATACAGAAATTTAAGTATCATCAAGCACCAGAATTGAAAGCTGGAACAGCAGGACAATTCTTAGTTCCTCCATCAGATTTCAATATCGAGTTTTACTATAATGGTAGAGTGAATGATAACATACCAAAAATAAAAGGACCTTGTATTCTTAGAAACATAGATGTTGATTATGCACCAGATGGATTTAGAGCATATGAATCATTTTCAGGTAATGATACTTTGTCTCCCGGTTTAGGTAAGACTGGTATGCCTGTTGGTATAAGAATGGGTCTAGCATTTGAAGAACTGGAATTCATGACAAAAGATGCATATAAAGGAAACGATGTATAATGTCAAACTATTTTAACTATTTTCCTAAAACATATTATAATCTGAGTTCACTTGATGACGTTGACACGGTAACAAATCTAACTGTTAATTATTCTTTTAATGGTGATATTGTCAACAACAATGCTGCATATTATGAATATACAATAGAAGAAGGTGATACACCAGAGATTGTCTCTTATAAGATTTATGGTGATGCTTTCTTTCACTGGCTACTATTGAAGTATAATAATATCACGGATGTTAATAGTCAATGGCCATTAGATTATAAATCACTGACAGATTCAATAGAGGAAACATATTCTGAATTTGCAGGAATAAATGAGACTGGTTTAGAATGGGCTATTAATAACTATCACTCATATTACAAAGTAATAACCAAAACTTATGTTGGTTCGACTGATATAGATATCGAAGAAATAAGAATAGATGCTAATGCATATGCGTTATTATCAACAAGTTCTGCATCATATACATTACCAAACTCAACCGTAATGAATGTTGCTGTAACTAAAACACGCAAAACATATTATGATTATGAAGTAGAACTTAATGAAGATAAGCGCATAATAAAAATATTGAAAAAGGAATTCATAAATGCGGTTAAAGATGAATTCATAGAGATAATGGATAATGTCTAATAATTCAAGAACGAATCTGGTATTTAATATCAAGAAATTGGTATTAATTGCTAAAAATGGTGAGAACGATTTAACAGGTCTTTTCCAAGTCATAAACATTTACGATAGTATTTTTTCACCATGCATGACAGGAAACATACTAATCAATGATGCTGTCGGTCTACATAAAGAATTACACTTTGATGGTTCAGAGGCATTGGTTGTTAACATTGAGAAAAAAGATTGTTCGTCAACAATAAAAAAGACATTCAGAATTTATAAGCAAACAAATCGAATACAAAACACTGATAATTCAGAGTTGTATGTTTTGCACTTTGTTTCACCTGAATTAATTACTTCAAAAGAAAAGAAAGTGTATGGTTGTTACACCAATAATTATGGTGTAATAGCAAGAAACATTATGACTGAATTTTTAGATATGACTGAAAAAGATATCAGTTATATCGAACCAACATTGGGTATAAGAGATGTTATATTATCAGGTAAAAGTCCGATAAACACAATCATTGATTGTAGCAAAGTTTCATTGAATATAGACTTGTCGCCAAGTTACATGTTTTTTGAGAATGTTCTTGGATATAATTATGTTTCACTATCACATCTGGCTAAACAAAAAGAAATATTCAATTTGAACTTTGAACCCAAAAACATGTTCAATTCAAAAGACAATTCTGCTTTAGGTGTTAGAAAGTATGAAATACTCTCTCAGTATGATTTACTTAAAAGCATATCAAGTGGCGTTCAAGGTGGTATAGAATATGCATATAATATTTGTGAAAAAGCAATAGTTGTTCGTGATATGGATATCAGTAGATTACCTGGTGAATCATTGAATAAAACTGATAACAATAATCTTTTGGTATCAAACAGTAAACAATCCCGAGTGGTTTGTTATCCAACAGACACAGGTGGTTTTGAACATAGTCAGCACGTAAAAGATACGGATGGCAGTTCAATAAACAGTGGTGATGATTCAACACAATACATATTACAGAGACCAGCATTACTCGCATCATACTTGAACACAATAATAAGAATGGAGTTACCTGGCAATTTTAGCATGAGTTCAGGTTTTGTTGTTAAAATTGATAAGACTTTATCTGGCATAAAAACAACATCAACAGACAGAGATACCACCGTTACAGGAAGATATTTAATTATTGCTGCGCGACACACAATACGATATGATTCACATGAAACGGTTATTGATGTTGCAACAGATTCATCAACAGAATCTAAATTGTATTTGCCCACTATTGTTGATTGGAGTAAAGATTAATGAAACTACATGATTCAATACCAGGACTAAACGGTAAACTATACTGGTTCAATGCTGTCGTTGAAAACACAAATGACCCACGAAAAATGGGTAGAATGAAAATACGTGTTTTAGGAAAAGACACAGAGAAATTAGATAAGCAGCCATCCGAATTATTAGCATGGGCTGTTCCGTTACATCCATTGACAGGAACACATATGTCTCTGGATGTTAAGCCAGGTGATTGGGTTTGGGGTTTCTACATTGACGATAAGTTTGCACAGAATCCTATAATTCTCGGTGTTTATCCTGGTATCAAAAGAGTTGAGGATGATGCAACACAGGGTTTCAGTCCACAATTAAAAGATGCGGAAAAAGAACAGCAACCAGTTGCACCTGATGGTATAATAAGTGCGGGTAAAGAAATTGAATCTATTACAGGTTCACCACAAACTGCACAAGGAAAACTTGAAGGAACATTAATAGAACAAACAAACAAAGATGTTGTTCATGTTTGTGATATCGCAACACAATTAAAACGTTCTGTTATATGGGAAAGATTGAAACACTCACAATTAGTGGCAAGTATCAGAGAAGCAATTCAAGCACTTATAACTGCGTTAGGAAATAGTCCTGATTCACTATCACAAAAAGTTATAGAATTCGCTCAATGGTTAAGACGTAAACTAAAAGATATACAAGATAAAATAAAACAATTGAATGATTATTTACAGGTAACAGTTGAAGTTGCAAAACAATTGAGAGCAATTGTTGATTGGATTTTATCATTACCTGCAAGATTACAAGCTGGTTTAAGCAATTGTTTATCAGCATTTTTATCAGGTATCAGTTCTTTAGTCAGTGATGCATTAACATTACCATCAGCATCAGGAACAAATATAACTGAAATTTTAAATGAAGTGAAGAAAACATCTGAACAGGCAGGACAAACGATAAATGAAGCTGTAAACACATTAGCTATACCTACGCAAATAGCAGGTGCTATTTTAGCGCCATCATCAGTGTCGGATGTTGCAAAAGTTCAAGCTGCTGTTGACTCATATATATCACAGCAATCAGAAACAAATCAAAGTGCATCGAATAGTATCAATATTAACAAAGGGGCTATGGCTTAAAAATGGCAACAATACCAAAATCGCCCGATGGACAATACACTTGGGCTGAACCCGAATGTCCTGCCAATGTGGATGAAAAACCAGTTTATCCACATAATAAGGTTTGGGAAACAGAATCAGGTCATTCATTTGAAATGGATGACACAAAAGACCGCGAGAGAATTAGACTTCAACATCGCAGTAAAACATTCATTGAAATGCATCCTGACGGAAGCGAAGTCCATAAAATATACGGTGATGGTTACGAGATAGTTATTGGCAATAAAAATGTCTTGATTAAAGGTCATTGTTCTGTTACAATTGAGGGTGATTCTGTTGTTCATGTCAAAGGTGATAAAATAGAAAAGATTGATGGTAATCTATATCAG